CGGCAGCGAGGTCGGCAGCGAGGTCGGCAGCGTGGTCGGCAGCGGAGTCGGCAGCGAGGTCGGCAGCGTGGTCGGCAGCGTGGTCGGCAGCGAGGTCGGCAGCGGAGTCGGCAGCGGAGTCGGCAGCGAGGTCGGCAGCGTGGTCGGCAGCGGAGTCGGCAGCGGAGTCGGCAGCGTGGTCGGCAGCGGAGTCGGCAGCGTGGTCGGCAGCGTGGTCGGCAGCGAGGTCGGCAGCGGAGTCGGCAGCGTGGTCGGCAGCGTGGTCGGCAGCGAGGTCGGCAGCGTGGTCGGCAGCGTGGTCGGCAAAATACGATGAGTTTGCAGATGCGCTGATTGATATTTTAACTGGTCTTCAAGACTAACACCCTCACCCCAACGAAAGAAATGTGATCATGGGATACAATACAGATTTAGAAGGAGTTTTGACCTTCAAGAACGAAATGACAATTGAGCAACTAAAGGAATTACAGAAGTTCCTTGGCGAGAATCCGGACAATCATAAAGATTGGATTAGGCCAGCTAAAAACAGCTATATCCAGTTTGAAATTACAGACGATTATTCCGGTCTTAAATGGGATGGTAACGAAAAGTTTTATTATATTCCGGAAGCTGTGAATATCATTCTTGATAACATGCGGATCAAGTTTCCTGATTTCGAGTTAGAGGGTGAAATGCTAGCACAAGGTGAAGAGATTTTAGACCGATGGAAGCTAGTCATTGAAGATGGCCGCGCAGTTAGAAAAGACATTCCTTTTAATGGCAAAGTTATTTCATGCCCTGATTGCGGACATGATTTTATTCTTGAAACTGATTAACCCGCCCCAACCAAGGAGTGAAGATGTTTAAAAGTTTATTGAAAGCCGCCGTAGGTACAGTTTTATTACCAGTCGAAATAGTCGTAGATGTTGTCACGCTTGGCGGTGATATGACCGACAAAGACAAGCCTTATACGGTCGAGGCGCTGGAACGCATTAGAGACAATATTGATGAGGCATTAGAATGATGCAATGGCAACCAATCGACACGGCTCCGAGGGATGGGACTGAGATACTCGGCTATAGATATGATTGCGGAGTAATTCTTATACGGTGGGATGCGCCTGAGAATTTTCTAACTGAGAAAGAGTGCGAAACTTTGGGTGAAAGTGCTGGGGAATATTCGTGGATCATAGCAGACTTTGTGTGCGGCGATAGACTCGAAGGTTCTGAAGTTCCAACCCATTGGCAACCTTTGCCTCCACCACCAACCGAATAAAGGATGATGAGAGATGACTAATTTTAGAGACGGATTATTGTGTGGTGTTTTAATTATTCTTTCTTATGCGGTTCCAAGTATGGCTATATCGTTGAGCAACATATCATCCGCCGCAATTCACTACCAATACGGACCACAATGTAAATAACCCCCGCAGGGAAGATCGAGGATGGGATGGAGAAAGGGCTACAGGCTCTCGGCAGATTAAAATCCGGGACGATGAACAAAACAGAAGCCGCGTATGAACAGGAATTAAAACTAAAACTCCATGCTGGATTAATCCTTTGGTACAAGTTTGAATCTATGACCTTCAAGCTTGCCAGTGATACCCGCTATACGCCTGATTTCTGCGTCATGGATGCGTCAGGAGAGATTGAATTACACGAGGTTAAGGGTTTCTGGCAGGATGACGCCAAGGTCAAAATTAAGGTTGCTGCGAGTTTGTTTCCATTTAAGTTTATTGCGGTTAAGGCGAAGGCTAAAAAGGATGGCGGTGGTTGGGCTGTTGAGGAGTTTTAATTAGACCATATTGACACCCATCTAATAACCGTGCAAAATGGTCCAGAGGTATAAAATGAAAATCACAAGCAAGAAAATTACCGCAATTCGCCATGCGATGAATGAAACGCAAGTTGAATTTGCCAAGCGGTTTGAACGTAGCTTTTCTACCATTAAACGATGGGAATCAGGTTCCTCCGAACCCGTATTCCATGAAGTTCTCTATATCCAATCCTTGATTAAAAACCTGGAAACGTAATTTTATTGCGAAGATCAATTTGATCCATTTAGTCTATTTACTCACGGACCAGTCTGGTCTAATCTATCCTTACTGAGAACAACCCACACGGAGAAACAAATGACCAAAACTTTCAGAGTTACATATAAGGATCAACCTTGGAAAAACACTTCGTTCCAGATCCGTGGTGTTTGCCAGTGGGACGTTTTGAACCCATGCTGGGATAATCGCCCTAAAGACGTTGCTGGACAGCATTGGAGCGGTATGGGTCAAGGTTGCGATGCTTGCACTAAAGAAGCCAACAAAGCGAAAGGACTCTAACATGACCACCCTATCCGACAAAATCCGCGCATTCATGATTGAGAATGAGAAAGAACTGGTTGAGGAAGCTGTACACGGCGAGTTTGAAGACATCCTGGTATTGCTTGCCAGACAAAATGAAGATGAAGACCGTGGCCAGATGGCCCGTACCATTGCCGAAGTTCGGTATGAAAACAGGGAGATGTAAGATGAGTTATTCGCCAAAACCAACAATCGAACAAAGACTATCTTCCATAGAACAAACCATATCAGACCGCGCCCCACTACTCGACAAGCTAAGTGAAACGATTGCGAAGTTGAGTGAGATTTTAGAGAAGATTGGAGAGAAAAATGCTTGATTACATCTTTAACATAGCCACACCAAAGCAGATCATTTTTGGCACCCTGTCCATTCCATTCGTTCTTGGAAGTGTTTGGTTATTCTTTGTCGTGGGGTTTGCATTGTCATGATAACAAAATACTTCGCCACAGATCACGGCGTTCCAAAGATCGAAAAGATGGAAGTTAATTCCGAAACAATGCATTCAGTTTTCCACGGGCATAGGTTGCATAGGAAGAAAACCGCATACAGTGGTTACTTTGATACTTTTGAACATGCAAAGAAGTTCCTTGAGGACATTTCTGTTCGCGAACACACTATTGCCAGACAATCAATGGAACGAGCAACAAAAAAACTTATGAAGGTCATGGAGCTAACAGATGAAACTCTTTAACTTTAGCAAACCAAACTCAGAAACCGTTGCCGCATTGAAATACATGATGACCATGGCAGATTTAAAGAACGAAATGATTCCAGTGGTTTTCCAGGGTGAGGACCACGAGCAGGATAATTATTACTACGGATTAATGATTGGAAAGATAAAATAATGCCAGCAACATACGTTAAAAAGATAGAAACTGACGCATTAGTAAAAGCCATTGATCTTGTCAGAGTTAAGATCGAGACTGGAGATGAAGATGGTTGGGAAGATGTGCAACAGAATTTGATTAATTTGTATGGGAGGGCACGTATCAATGGAAAGATTTGATGAAATCAAGGACGCAATAACTTTATGCGAAAGAGCCTTGAGGTTTTTAGGGCTGCAAGAGCATTCCCCAGAGAGAGATAGAGCAAGACATGCCCTCGCCCTTCTCACCGAAATCCAAGAACAGCAGGAGGTTGATCTGTCAGTCCTGAAGAAAAAGATGAAAGATGTCGAGGGGGATGAAGAGGCACTATATGCGTACGGATTTAACGCTGCCATAGACGCAGCGCAGGACTACCTCGCCAGCAAAAACCTATTGCGCGTTAATACTGCCGGGAAGGGGAAATGCAAACGACGTGCCTGCAATAACACGGCGGTCCACGAACATCTTTTCAATCACGGCGACATGTACTGTCACTCATGCGCTTTAAAGATCAACGATCTGAACGATCCGAAGTGCTTTGACCTCGTTCAACCGTCATCCGAACTCGTGCGCGTTAATGAAATCGAACCAACGGAGATAAACAAATGAATATATTCCACGTAATCGCACTTCCGATTGCGGTCATCGGTGACTTCATAACATTAGGCCAGATCGGGATAACAGATCAGGTTTTGCACGATGCGCGGACAGATACGATGGTTAAGGCACAGAAGAATGAAATCGAACCAGAGGGGAGAGGGTCGTGAGCTTTAAATATGTCCAAGATACATACGGCGTACCAGCGGAATATGGCCGCTTAGTCAGTATGAAGGGCCGCACCGGGATAATCATCAAAGATTGTGGCCAACATATCGGCGTGAATTTTGATGATACTAAACCCGGACATGTTTCGCACTGCCACCCCACATGGGAAATGACGTATTTGGGGATGAGCAAACCAAGAAAGATGACACGAGGTCAAAAACGATACCGAGATTATTTAGAGGTCGCGGAATGCTACGAGAATTTTGCTCAATACATTGGAGTTAGGTCATGAACGACAACACCACGAAACGCGAGGCGGCTTTACCTGAATGGGCCGATTTTGAGCGCATTGAGCACGACAATGGCCGCATAACTTATGAAAGCCATGGCAGGGAAGATGTGAATGACTATCGGGGCGGCAATACATTCATCGTGATTGATGGCCATCGAGCAAAAGAGGTTGCTGACAAAATCCGCGCCAGTCTCGCAACGCCAGCCGTGCCGGATGCGAATACAGTCACCGCTTTAGGCTGTGCCAGAGCTATTAAATCCAGAATAGATTGCATGGCAGCGTGGCCAATGGCAGACGATATTATCAACTCGCTATCAGCAGCGCCTAAACAAAACGATCAGGGGGAGTAGATGAGAAATACAAGATTAACCGCTAAAGATTTAGACGCGCTCACATGTTTCGTTAATCAATATCCTTCGTGGTGGTACAGGATAGGCATATGCGATTTGTCCTGTGATTTCACCTGCGCACCACAATCCCATAGCCCTGAAAGCCCGTTTATAGAGGTCGGTAATGAATGGGATCGCGGCTTTATGTGTGACCATCCCGATTCTCTGGCCCATGCGATTGAGAGCGTTATTGAGGATATAAAATATAGGTATGTAGAGGAATTAAAAAATGGCTGATTTTATTTACCGTTACTTGGCAATGATCGGCGTGTTCTGTGTGTTTGTTGCCTCACTCGAATTGTTCATGTTTCTTTTAGATAGAATATTGGTTCACATGGGGACTTCTCGAAAGATCATTCAAGGTTATGCGACATATCTAAGAACGAGGCAGAAAGGAAAAACCAATGACCGAAGCGATGAGTGAGAAGAACGAGTATCGGGATGCACTGGATCGAATGGGTGCTTTATCGTCTATGCGTGGCCGGGTTCCAGATGATGAATTCCGCGACTGGGTAAGGATATATCAACAAGAGATCCGCAAAGCCCTTGAGTTCATGGCAAGGAATGATGATGGGATGGTTGTGGTTCCGATGGATCCTGACTGGAACTCAATCCGTTGCGCATGCGAGCTTTATGATATGGAACCTTCAAAGATTAGAAACTTGTATGCAGTTATGATTTCAGCCTACAAACCGGATGGAGATGGGGAATGAAACTCTATCGGATACGCAGAAAGGCGGATGACAAGTTTTTTGTAAACTGGAAAGCCGTATGGAACCCCAAATGGGCTGGAGTTGCCTATTATTCCGATAGTGGAGTTTTCTTCAAGCGTATCGATACCGTCACCAAGCACTTGAAAATGATGTGCTGCGATTGGGAATTCAGACCATGCAAAGATCGACTTTATATGCGTGAATTGATCATGGGTAAATTCCACCGCTCAAGATTGAAAAATTATGAAATAGTCATCAGTGACGTTTCAATAAATGGTGAAGAAGTTATTCAGGCAAAAGATTTGATGAGGGAAGTGAAATGACCCTAATCACCACCCTAACATGGGCTTTCTTTGTTTATTATTGTTTTATCGTACCGCCGGAAAGGAGAGAGTTATGAGTAAAGAAAGATTCAATAGGGCTGACAAATATTTCCAAAAGGATAAGGATAGGATCTTAGATAATTCTACATATGAGGCTTATTTTCAGGGCTTTTATGATGGAGAATTCAGCACTCAAGTTCTTGATGAAAAAGAACAGACTAGAATACGCAGAGCATTAATGTACATAAATCATATAATCAATGATGCGGAAATGTCAGGCGGAACGACGTGTAATGAAAATTACACCATTAGGGACGTCCTAATGAGGGCGCATAAGGCAGTTTAATTACAAACCCTTAACTTCCTAGCCTTCTGGCACGCTATCAGCTGCTCGGTTTGCTTGTCGGCTGCGTTGGCGAGGTCAAGGGCATCCCGAGGAGCTTGCTCATTTTCCCAGTAAAGTCTGTAATCCTCGGTGGCTGATCCAGATCCGCCGCTATTGGCTGCGGGACATCCTTTTGGCATGTTGTGCAACTGCTTAACAAGAGCAGCAGTACGGGCATCAGCAGCAGTAATTTTCTTTTGGTATCCATCACTCACCTCGTTAATTTCTTTGGCCATTTTCTCGGCACGGTCTATGTAGGCTACTGAGTTAGCCAGTTTGGTTTTAAGCGCCCTATTTTCGTCTACAGTGGCCTTGATCCATATACCCGAACCGATACCAGCGGCCAATAGAATACCAACCCCAGCGAGCTTTATTTGCCATGGAATACTAAACAGCATCAAACAAATCCTTCTCCGCTTGCCTGCGTTTCACCAGCCCGGCTAGTTCTTTTCCACCAGCATGGGTCCATTTCAGGAATTCTTTACTAGCAGCTAGAGTGTGGCCTGCATTGAGTTCTTTCAAAAGAGTCGATGGCTGACCTGATTTAAGCGTTACCAGACCGTCTTTAATACCCTTCTTGCCGGATCCAACGTTGAAACAGAAGCTCACCAGTGCCTGGAATTGGTTCTCTGTGAGGCCGTTAGTAACTGCGTCTACGATACGTTCGGATTTAGCTAGATCCCAATCAAGGCGGTCTTCTGCCTCTTGTTGAGTAAAGATTGTGCCAGCGACGATATCTGGACCAGTTGCGCCATAGCCGCACGTCCAAATGCCCGTAGCGTCTGGATACGCCTTAAGCCTGCATCCCTCGAAATATTTACAGATGTCTTTTGCGGTTTTAAACATCTTCCGGGTCTCCCTCAAATTCACGTTCATAATGCCAGTCATGGGCAACGTATTTTATCTCATCGGCTAAATCTTTGCCATCGCCAGTATCGCAATCAATGCCAATGAAGCTGTTTATGATAAACTTGTCTTTCTTGTCATCATCCCGGCGAATCATTCCAACGAATACGCCGACCATCTCTTCTTCACGGGCCATAATTAGAGCATCCATGATTGGCTCAAGAATGTTCTTTTCAGACTTTGATTTTGGCGTGTGGTGGACTTTAAATTTCTTTTCCACCATAACATGCCTCCAACTCTGATATGTGATACGCCTTAAACGACTTAATCCTACCATCCTTCACTAAAAACTCCCACGCCCCGTAGAAATACTCTTTACGGTCTTTCTTGGCATACGAAGGAATGTAACCATCCGGCATGAAGCAACCACCACAGATAGCCATAACTGAATTGTTGTTTAGCTTCCCGTCATGGAACATTTGTAATTCGTGGATGTGGCCAAAGACTATATCCCTCTGGGCTGCTTTTGCTGCTGCCCTAGTTGCGTTTTCTCCGCCGAATTCCTTACCCTTGTTGAATGGAACATGGGTGAAATCAACCCCGGCGACGTTTACTGTGTCTTTGAAACGGTAGACCTCCCATCCGGTAGAGGTGAGTATTTCAAGATAGATGCTAGAGGGTATTCCGTACATTTCTGGATTGGCGTCTTCGTATCTCCAGATCCTTTCCTCGTGGTTTCCCAATACAGCTATTTGTCGGCAGGAATGGGTTATTTCTTTCTTAAGGATTGCCCTAGCTCGCGCAGCCTGTTCCAAATCTTTAGCGAGTGAGTGCTTTAGCTTTCCCTTATATGTCTCATTTCTTTCATGCGTACACAAGGAGCCAAAATCGTCGAAGTCTCCTCCGTCAATCAATACGTCTGGTTTTTTGTGATTTACGAATGCTGCAAGCCAATGGAAACGATCTAATGGCAAATCAGGCTGGTTATGTGCGTCTGTAAAGTAAACAATGCGGGTGAATTCAGGGGATGGTTTAACAGCGATTTTAGCCCCGCTGGGCGCTTCGTTTCTTTCCCGGTTAAGTCTGTCCTGAAAAGTGCTTCTCGCTATCCCTAGAGCCTTGGCTGCTAAGGAAGCGTTGCCGTGTCTTGTGACAGCATCGCTATATGTTCCCAGAGTAATCTCCCAATGGCCTATTGACCTTGGGTAGATAGTACCATGAAAAAGTCTTAATTCCTATTCAGTTCATCGCGTTTCATAATGCGGGATACAAGCTTGTCAATCTCACAGCAATTGTCCTGAAGCTCCGAGTGGGCAGCGCGAAAGGCGCGTTTGCAAGGGCGAATATAATTTTTAAATCTTATTAACAATGACATTTATAACCTCTTTCAGTGCCGCCAAGGTGGTGTTTATATCCCCCAAAGCGTCAGTAGTTTCTTTTCTATCAGCGCGGCCATCCTTATATAGATATACGGCAACGCCAAACAAAGCCAAGATGACCAGAAGCATAAAAGCCTCCAGTGCTCCTTGTTTCGCAACCTCGCTTACGAGAGGCCCAGTATCAACAGGACTTATGTTCAATTACTCTCCGTCAATTATAACAATAGAATTGTGGCTTAAATACCCCGATTGCCAACCAGTGGAACGAACCATCTCAACGACATTCAGGCCAATATGCGCATTACCTGCATAGGCAATGCTTGGGATAAAACAGGCTAGAAAGGTTAAAATCTTCATGTTTATGCCGTGTAAGAGTAAGAGGAATTTCCACCGCCGCCTGATTCTTGGCGTTGCACAGCGCCAATATCCAAATACCCTGTCGTTAATCCGCCTGGGAAAACACCGGGGCTTCCTGTTCCCTTTAATGCCATGCCGACTGCAAAGTTTTGGCCTTGTGTAATCTGCCAAACTTTATCGGCTGTGGCATCGGCAGTTAGAGTAATGTCAACGGTGATCTGGGTTTCGCTGTCGACGGACAGGATTCCGTAGATTCCTGCCGTTATGCCGGTCCCTGATTTTATGTAGATGTAATCCTGCCCCGCAACAATGCCCCATGTTTGGAACAATGCGCCTGTCTGGACAAGGTGGCTTCCGGTGGTGGTGGTCGCCGTTGCGCCTGTTCTCTGAACAACATTGGTAAAAGATGGATCAACAGCAAGATCGTTTGCGCCTTTTTGCCAGTTTGCAGGTGTTCCAATGTCGGCAGTGTTGTTAAAATAATTGTTATAATTATCATACATGGCGGTGGTGAAGCCAGCCGGTGCAATACCTACGGCAAGGCCATAAAGGATATTATTCATCATTGAGTTGTTGTAGGTGCCTGTGGCAGTTCCGACCGAAATGCCAGTCCCTAACTGATTTTCAGCGCCATAAATTGTGTTCCCGTATGTCCACGTTCCGAGGGTGCCGTTAGGTAGAGAAATACCTGTCGTTACGCATCCGGCGACAATGTTGTTTATTACAGTATTGCTTGCGCCCATAGCTATCCCGATATTGCTATCGTGAATGTAATTTCCTTCGTGAGTTCCGCCAGTTCCGCCGGTCGAAAGCGCAGTTCCTCGGTAACTGATAAATTCTGATGAGTGAGATTCGTTTACGGCTCCAGCTGAAAAAGCAACCCGACCAGCAGTCGAACTGTTATTAGTGATCTTCACATTGAATAATCGAGTTCTTTGCTGCGCCTGAAATACCGTAGCAACGTTCGATAAAAACTGGATACTTCTTACATCTGAGGCATTTCCTGATGTCCAACCTGCACCAGCCGTGATGAAATTCAAAAGAGGTCTAGTTGAACCAGTAGGGAGATCCCCGCGAGTTGATGCGTATCCTTCAAAGTTAATTGGCATCTGAGGTACAGACCCTAATGCAGATACCGCACCCCCCATAATATAAGTTCCTGATTTTATAAAATATCTTGGCGATGCAGTGGTTGTTCCTACTCCCAAGTTGAAAGCCTGAGAATCTAGGGCGGACCCTAATGACAGCGCTCCGCCCGTGTGAAATGTCAGGTTTGTAATGGTTGCGACAACAGTCCGGTCAAATGTCGCAGTTCCTGCGGAAACAGAAACGATCTCAAACCATCCCGGGTTTGTTCCGTTATTGATGTGGATAAGATTGCCGACCATTTGCGGAGTAAATGGGACTGTTGCCGAAGTTGCTGTTGTGGTGGTACCTGTTAGGTTTGATGCGGTGAATGGCGATGTATCGCTCTGCGAATAATCAACGCCGAAAACCACATTTGTAATTGACGCACTGGCTGAAACCCCGGCAACGGTCTGTGGTCCATATCTATAGTTTACAATCTGGATACCTTGACCAATAGCTGTATTGAGGGTAGCCGTACCTGTCGATACAGATGCGATCTGATAATAGCCCTCAATTGTGATGCTGCCGCTAATAGGTAGATAAATCCAATGACCTACATCACCGGCAACAAAACTATATGTCGCGGATGAAATAGTGGCAGAGTTCCCGGTCCCGCTTGCAATGACGCCATCTGCCAGAAAATTAGCATTGCTCTTGTTGAATCCGCCACCGTTCACATTCCCGGCCGTGGCCGTGGACTGTATCTGTACAACCAGATCAGCAGGAAGTGCCATTTATGAAATCTCCAAAAAGAACGAAACATCTGTTGCAGTTCCAGCGGTCATCTGGAAGGCAAAAATATCGTTTGCTGTAACTGTTGTGATTGTGAAGTCAGTTAGTGTAGTCGATCTAATCGCAGTGCCTGTTGTTATAGACACGCCAGAAGTATTGATTGAATTTGAAACCGTTGGGGAAGCTGTCCCCGTGGCAACCTTCCAGACTTTAAAAGTCGCGGTACCAGATAAAACAACAATGTTCCAAGCCGTAATGGTCCCAGCCTGTGGGAAGACTGCATATCCAATCGTTTTTCCGATTGCTGTAGCAACACAACCAACACCGCGCTTTTGAGCGCCAGCGGCTTGGTACGAAGGAGCGACACCGGCACCATTGGAGGTAAGAACAGTACCTGAAGTACCGGGGGCAAGCTTCGATAGAGTGTTTGCTGCTGAGGCGTAAAGAATATCACCAGTCGTATAGGTGGTTTGGTTTGTCCCGCCGCGGGTTTCTGTCAGTGTTCCAGTTGTTCCGGCGACAATCGGAAGCCCCGTGGCATTGGTAAGTGTAGCAGAGCTGGGTGTACCAAGGGCTGGTGTAACCAGAGTAGGGCTTGTTGCAAACACTGCCGCGCCTGATCCGGTTTCGTCAGATAGAGATGTTGCAAGCTGAGCCGATGTAATCGATCCAGAAGCGGTTCCGTAGAGCGTGCCAGTTGTAGGAAGCGTTACAGTCGTCGTTCCTGTTGCCGTAAGGGTTGTAGCGAATGCCCCAGAGGTTGTTAAGTTTCCGCCGAGTGTTATAGTTTTACCAGAGTTATTAACTCCTGTACCGCCATTTGCTCCTACCAATGTTCCAGCAAGGGTGATTGTCCCTGAAGAAGTTACCGGGCCGCCTGAAGTCGTTAAACCCGTGGTTCCGCCAGATACGTCAACACTTGTAACTGTTCCAGATCCACCTGATCCGCTGGCCATGGTGATCATTTCCCATGCGCCGTTGGTTGAGTTGTAGACCAATAGAACAACAGCGTTTGTTGCTACCGTTGTGCCTCCCGGAGAGATTGGCCCGCCTGATGTCGCCAGAGTATTTCCGGTTCTGTTGCTAACGTAGAAATAATCACCGGAAGCGGGAGAGGCAGGCATTGTTAATGTGAATGGGCCAGTACCTGAGAAATACAGTTCTTTCCCAGTGTCTGTACTAAGGGCTGTATAGTTGGATGTTTTGTTTGCTGTGACAATGGATTGGGTGCCACTACCGCCAGTGTATTGCGGAATATTCAAAGTTCCAGAGGTGAACGTAGCTGCACCTGACGTTCCCGTTGTGGTTAATGTAAACGGAGCCGTGTAAGACCCTGTGCCAGCCAAGAACGTTGTTGCTGTTCCTGCGGCAGTAAGAGTGACGCCATTCACTGATTTATTTGTCAGTGTTTCGCTACCTGCCAAAGTTGCCAATGTTCCAGTAACGGGAAGTGTTACGGCTGTGGTTGCCGTTGCTGTTAAGGTCGTTGCAAACGCGCCTGACGTGGTAAGGTTTCCACCGAGGGTGATAGTTTTACCAGTATTTGCAACCCCTGTACCGCCGTATTGACCTGCAATAACCGTACCCTGCCAAACGCCTGTACCTATCGTTCCGACTGAAGTTAAGGAAGATGTAATTACACTAGAATTCAGTGTTGTTCCGCTAAGTGTCCCAGCTGGGGCTATGACAACGTTCGTACCGGCAGCTGTAATCAATCCCTTAGCGTTGACAGTGAAGTTTGGAATAGCGGTGGAAGATCCGAAAGCCCCTACGTTTGAGTTTACCGTTGCTAACGTCACGGCACCAGTTCCGGTGTTTACCGTAGCGTCACCAGAAGCCGTAAAGCCTCCGAGGGCACCAGCGTTATTATATTGAATCTGCCCGGATGTTCCGCCCGGAGTCGCGCCACCAGAACCAGTTGAGGCAGCAGTGATCAAACCCTTGGCATTAACTGTGATAGTTGCGTTTGTAAAAGACCCGACGTTGGCATTGACTGTTGCGAGGGTTGTTGCAAGTGTTCCGGATGTTGTTACATCGCCAGACAAATCACCATTTGTAATCGAGGTTGATCCAGAGAATACCGCGAGTTTACCAGATGTTGGGGAGCCTGTTGTAGTGACTGTCCCGCCGCCTGCGCCGGTTACGCCAGCAGACCCGACCACATCCCACGAAGCGCCATTATAAACAACTTCATAGGCTTGATAGTTCTGGTTTATGATACGGTTGGCAGAACCGTCGATTAATTTACCATTTCCGACAATAGTAATGTTGTTAGTAGACGCATCGCCCTTACCGTCTTTGATGATAAAAGACTGGCCATTTGTTGGAGCCAAGGGAAGCGTTACACTTGTTGCAGCGCCAACAGTTTTGTTGATTACAATGATATAATCTGAAACATCCGCCGTGGTGTTTCCTACACCAGTAAAGATACGCTCGGCACGAACCGTTGGAACGCCGTTGATAATACCGCCAGTGATGGTGGTATTAGCGATTGTCCCGCCAGTGAAATAAACGTCATAGTATTTTTGACCAGCAATAACCAAGCCATTCAAGCTTGCGTCACGGTCTGGCATATACGTTAGGCGTTCTAGGGCCTGGTAGGTCGTGTCTCCGCTCACCGGCTTCTCCTACCTATTATCGTAAACTGTTACGTTGAAAGTAAAGGCTGCACCAGCAGAGGTCAGGCCAAGAACAATTTTGTCATCATTGTGAGAACCGCAGCCATTAACAGTATAGTTAACGCATCCGAGTGCTGCGATTGAAATCGCCGTACCGTTGTTTGTTAGCGGGAGCCAAGTCGTTCCGCCATCTGTACTGATAACAACAGCCAAGGTTCCTGTCCCCAGAGTCCCGCCGACACAGATTGTACCGCGTGTGTCAAGATCATCATGGCGCTTAATCAATTGGCTGATTTTGGTCGTGGTTACTGTGCTTATTGTGCCAGAGTATATTTTCGCCATTTATTTTCTCCTGTTTGTATAGTGCATTAAATTAGGGTTTTTGGCTATGGAATACTTACCACAGACTTTTGTTTAGCGAGTTGTTTTTGGTATTTAGCAAGGGCGTTTTCAATCTTTTGAGGGCTGAAGTTTCCACGTTGCAACGCTCTGTTTGCGAATGTTCCGAGAGCCTGAGCGCCGACTTGAGCACCAATGGCAACTGGCCCACCGAGCACATAAGCTGGTGTAGCAGCAAGAGCGTTTCCCGTAAGTAGTTTCTGTGCAAATTGTCTTTGCGCTGTGCCTGAGTTCGGTGGTTCTTTCAAAGACTGGGCGACACGGGCAATCTCTCCCAAGTCTCCAGCTTCGCCCTTGGCTAACGCTGTTTCTCCGTATTTACTGCGCACAGCACCAGTCAACAAAGCAGGACGAATATCACCATTCACCTGATCTTTGAGAGCAATTCCTTGGATGGTTTTCAGATTTTTGTATTTGTATTTTGCATCGGTGATTTGCTTGGCAACTTTTGGATCGCCAGAGGTGATGATGTTAACCAGCGAATCTTCCATGTCCCCGGCAAGCCTTCCAATATCATCATGGCGTGTACGGGATAGCTCTGCAAATTCACGGCGAAGCTTATCAAGTCTCTCGCCCTTAATTTGGCCACCTTCATCAATAATATCCTGGATGCGCTTCATGTTTGGCTGAAGGAAGTCTTTACCATCCTTGCCATACTTTCCAACGGAAGCATCATTTACAATGTTTTCCAGATCGTTGTAAAATTCACTGGAAACGTTGAACTTTTTACCCTTGGTAAAGCTGTCAAAATCAGCGCCAATTGTCTTATAACGCTCTGCAATGTATTCTGGAGTGATGGAATCTGCTTCCTTACCCATAGTTCGGGAAACGGCCCTGTTCAGATCCTGCTGTTGGCCTAATTGTTCTTTCGCAGCACCAGAGAACGGGAGGTTTTTACCCTCAGAAATCATGGTTTTATAGGCTTGGCTGTCGGTCAAATCATCAACCCCCAAGCGAATGCCATGCTTTGCAGCCAGATCAATAATGGGTTGTTTCTCTGCTGCGATTGTTGGGGTGACAGCGCGGGAAATACCAGAACCTACAGCTCCGCCTAATGCCCCCAGTGCTGGAATAGCTGCACCAACGGCCCCGCCAAAAAGAGCACCAGTAGCGCCCATGTCTTGGGCTTGGCTAATGCGGTTGTCGATTCCCTCGCCTGTGCCGAAACCATACGCAGCACCGCCAAGAGCGCCAGACGTGGCACCTTTAATACCCTGCTTACCGATATTGATAAGAGCGCCCGGTAGACCGGTTGCCCCTGTCGCCGTAGCAGCACCCCCAGATGCAAGTCCCAGTCTTGAAAGCGCACTAGATGCTCCTAATCCACCTGCAAGGCCACCAGCCAATTGACCGCCGTAGTATGCAAGTGGGCTTTGTTCTGCTTGTTTGTTTAAGCCTCTGAAATCACTCAAAGCCTGGTCATAAGCCTGACCCATAGGGAGTGAATTATCGCCCGTGACAAGGTTATTTAAACCAACTGTACCCGCTGCTATAGCCGCCTGCAACTCATCTCCAAAGCCAAGTGTCGCACCCTGTTTGATTCCTTGCCAAGCGGCATTTGGTGTTGACATAGCAGGTTGAGCAACTGGAGTTGCCTGTGGTATTTCTGCAACAGGGGCAACCGGATCTTGAACGACAGAAGCCCTATCACGCCATGAGGTTGGTTCTTTTCCAGTAGCCTGAACTACAGCGAGAACATCTTCCTGCGTCATAGGCTTGGTATTAACCTCAGGTGTGACGGTATAGGACTTTTTCTTTCCCCCAGCGTTGGGATCAAGGGACATTCCGGGAGAGATTGGTACTGCGTTATCTTTCCAGCCCATTAATACTCCTCATAACCATCTGCTTGAGCATCAGGAAGGTCTTTAGCGTCAATTTCAAACGCCTCGTTTCCTTTACGGACGCGGACTTTTCCTGTCGTTCCGGATTTACCGTTAGCTTTCTTTGCAAGGACATCAACGCCATTTTGAATAACGCCACGAAGTATTTTAAGATTCTTGAGGTAAGATTCTTTAGACTGTCCTTTACCAAGTGCCGCAATAGCGTCTTCAGCTTTTTTACCTTCGGCTTCAGAAATACCACCGGCACCCTTAAGCTGGCCATAAGCCGCAAGGAATGCAACACCCTGCATTTGGTCCATTTTTACTTTGGCGTTCGAGGCATCGCTGCCAGGGAAATTAGGAATAGCTCCTTGAACACCAAGATTTCCCTCAATACCGGCCATCCCCTTACCATCCGGCCCCAGAAGTTCATCAATTGTGCTAAGAGCCTGATTAGCTTGGTTCTGAACAATAGGGAGATTGGCTTGCGCGTCTGCCTGTGTTGCTGCGTTTTTCTCGGCAAGCGTTCTATTGGTGACGTTTTCCGGTTGCGCTTCTGGAGAGAGAGTTTTCGGAACCACGTTAGTAACGCCGCCTGTCGCTCCCTGAACAGCACTGGAGCCGCCAAGATCGACAATCTTAGGAGCTGCCGTTTTATCATAAGTTTGTGCTATTTGCCCTGTTGTTGGGTCAAGAACAACTTGTTGACCGCCAAGATCAAGGGACTTATCGGCACGTTTGTTGCGGAACCACTCCACTTTTTGATCAGGGGTAAGGGTTTGGAGATAGCGATATTCCTGAATAGCCGAAGGCGTAGTTTGCCCAATACCAAGTTGTTGCTTACGAACATCAACGGCGTATTTAGCCAGATCGCTTGGATCACCTGTCTGACCTGCAACTTGCGCCAAGAAACCATTGAGAGGGTCGTTTTGCTGGCCTGCATATTGCTGTGCGATTTGACCAAGCGCAGCTTTCTGCTGAAGTTGACGCGCCACCTCTTCCTGTTTTAATTTCAGTAAAGCAGCATTCTGATCTAGCCCTTGCTGACCTTGATTAATCCCAGCCTGCGCGTTCTGTTGCCCAAAGATTTGCTTTGCATATTCAGGATTCGCCGCCGTGACTTTGTTCACGTAATCCTGTTGCTGTTTGGCTTGGTTTTGAACTGCCCATTGCTGAAGTGCAGATTGTAATTGGGAGGAAATATCAGCCATTAGTAACCTCCGAAGAATGATTGATATGGACCATAGGAAGATCCGCTACCCAGAGATCCAATACCCTGACCAAGACCGTTTAGACCAGAACCGCCAAACTGAGCATAGTTACCAATCCCGCCAGAAAGACCGCCTGATAAGCCGCCTTGCAGCGCTCCAGTTAGGCTCCCACCAGATCCTGCATAACCACCGATAGCGCCACCAGCAATGGCACCCAAAGGCCCGAAAGCAGAGCCAATGATAGGTGCTGCGGCACCGATTAAAGACCCCAGACCAGAGGTTGATTTTACCGTTGATTGTGGAGAGCCAAAGTTCCCGAATGATGTTGGGATTGCATTCAAAGACCCCTGCGCTGCTTGGAGTGCAGTATATGGCGCTGTAGAAGTTTGATAAGCCAATGCCCTTTGGTTAGCGCCCTCGCCAAGCTGGTTATTGATGTCTTGCTGACGCAGTTGTGAAAGCTGTCCAAGAGACTGATTTACAGCAGTCTGATATTGGTTCTGTCTGAACATACCAATGTTATTCAAACGGTTCTGTTCAACGTCAGAAGTCCCAAGGAAAGAACGATTAGACCCTTGTTGACCGGCCTGTGTCGCAGCTTGATTAACTAGGCTGTTCTGACCAGTGGCTTCGCGGTTGATATTATTGATCACGCTTGAATCGTAAGGCGTTCCCATGAGTATGGAAACGTCAGAGGCAAGAGACTCAGAAGTTGGGGTAATGCCTTTGTTAATAGCGTTATATGCTTGGGTTTCGCTATCAGTCTGACCGATAGGCGTGAACATCTGGCTATTCAACTGACCATTCGGGAATAGGGTCGAATTAGCCGATCCAAGAATGCTGTTGTATAGCTGCTGATACGCTGCTGGCTGTGTGAAGAAACCAGAAGCCGGAACCGTTGTTGATGAACTGAATAACCCCATTTAAGCCCCTAAAATGCTGATAAGGCGACTCTACGCCATGCAGCAGTTCCACCATTGTCTACTACGATATAAAGAAAGGTTGCCGTGTAATTTATGTCCCCAACACGGTCCCCTGAAATATCAGTGGAACTAGTAGGAATCTTACCAGACTTACGTCCTGAAAGATATATGTTCGGCAGGTTTGTAAAGTCTGAAATGTCCAATGGACGTTGCTTTGTGATGTACCTTAAAAGATACAAAGCACTATCTAAATCGTTTGCTTGTACGTTCGGGTAGTCCTGCATTATTGCTCAGCCCCCGTTTGAATTTCTTCCAACCACTGGCCTTGAATCCAGTCTTGGTCAAGTGTGTTTCCAAAGATATGATACTGGTGGAAACGCGCCGAGGTTTGTGTTGGGAAAAACTGTGTCGAAACATCCGCTGTGTTGGTGACGTTTGTTGTGTCAACCACCGGAACCGGAGACTGAGGAAACAAATAACCAATGTCCTCAAAGTTCACATCGCCATTGGAAATGCTATCCGGGATGACCTTAACTAGGTTAGCGTTGTCTTTTCCGTAGTAACGATAATTTCCTGTAATTTCCCATGGCATTGTCACAGCGTCGTCGTTTTTACCGTATTCATGCTGATAAAGTGTTGATGTTGTCGGTGTGCCAGATGCATTCATAAGGCGTGGCTTTTTAAGCTGAGTCGTTGGGTACTCTGCACAGGTACGGGAAATCTTGTGAATAGACCATGTGTAATCAAGCAGGTTTACAGCAACAACGCGGTCAGGCTCGTTACTCGCTGCGGAAGGATATTCAAACCAGACTTCGTTATATTCTTTGTTGTACCAAGCGAATATTTTAGACTTCTGGCCCCAGTTTAGATTATCAAAAACATAGCGTAGACAGGTCGATTCGCTCTGTGAATTCGCCGGAATAATCTCTACCGCACCGCCGCGATACATATAGAAGTTTTCCAGACCCATCCAGAAGGCGTTCCCTTTCACGGATTCGTTCGCCATAGGAGCGATAAGGCCAATAGATTCATCAAGGGGGAGGATTTCCCAGATATTTGGTAGACCGATATATCGGAACGTGTAGGTTTGGTGTTCGGTGAAGATAAGGTTATTACCCTCAACCGGACAGTGAGAAATCAAGCGTCCTGCGCCCTCAATATCATCATCATAAACCTGATTCGTTGAAGATGAGGTCCAGACAGTTATTCCGTTTTGATCCGAGGCAAAAATACGGTTTTCAATTTCACCAGATCCAGTATCTGCCCCGAAAGTCACAAGAATGTTATTCGATACAAAGGCATAATTCACCTTTGTAGGCGCGCCAGAAATCTGCTGAGGCGCGGTGTTGTTATTTCCAAACCACTGATATAACCCACCTTGATTTCCGGGTGTCATGATGAAAGTATTAGCGTAACGGTCTTGGAGCCAGATACGGGGAAATTGTCGGCTTGTGGTGGATACGAGAGCCGTACCATACAGACCTGCGCCGTACAGACCTGCGCCGTACCCGACTGAGGCCATTTCATTAACCAGGCCATCGGGGATTTCGGGTTGGTAGAGGGTAGCTGCGCCTCCTGCTGCCGTAACATAAGAGGTTGCGGTACCACCAGTGAAGACATCGAAAGTGTTAGTTGCTACGTTACGAATAATGAATTCCAGATTAATCTGGGGTGCCGTAATGCCGCCGAATGCTGTGGCTGCGGTGATTTTTACTCTGTCGCCATTGACCTGTCCATGTGCCGCGTTTGTTACGGTCACAAGGCCAGAAGACCTTACTACTGCTGCACCGCCGCCAGTCGCCGTAGATGACGCTACAACGCCGAAGTTGACTGTGTAGGAGCCAACACTAACAGAACGGACAAGTGTCTGTATATTAATCTGCGGTCCTGTTATTCCTCCAGTAGCCGTGGCCCCAGAGAATGTTACCAAGTCACCAGCGGTAAATAACGCGGCTTCAGAGTCAAGTATAGTGACAATTGAAGATCCAGCCGTGGTCTGGATTGGATTTGCTGCAAGAGTCGCATAATGCGTCGCAAGGCTGTTCGCAACGGCAATCGTTGCAGTTTGCAGTGGAGTGATGTTTGTTAAACGCGAACCAATTAAGGAATAAAGCTTCTGTTCAGTCCCGATTGTGGAATAGTTCTTTCCGCTAATATAATAAGAAGCTAATGAACGTGCCGTCCCCAGAACTTGAACGCCATAGTCAAAAGGAAGGCTAATCCAACCGCCGATTTTTCGGGCGAATCCATTTACAAATCTAACTTTATCGGAGTAAACATAGTGTTTTGTAGACGATGGTGTTTTATCTGTCGAAGGCTGAACCCCCGGCAGAGTATCAATCTCGATATATTGAGATGTCTTGCTTGCCATCTAGTAGTATTCTTCAACCTCAATGAATCCAGTAGCGCCTAATCCGCCATTGTATGTAACTCCTGTCCCAGCGGCTCCAGCAGTTCCGATTACATAGGCATATGTTGCTGAAGGGTTATTGATAAATAATTCAACATATTCCCCGGCACCGCCTCCGCCGCCTGAGAAATAAGTAGCTGAAACACCAGCACCGCCTCCGCCTGAACCTGTATTAGGTACAGCAGAATATCCATTTACCAAGTTACCTGTTGTATCAACACCAAACCCAGCACCGCCCCATGGTCCACTAGCACCTGAACCGCCTAGACCACCAGAGTTACCAGTGCCGTATGATGCATCGCCGCCATGCCCGCCAGGGATTCTTAGATCAGCAGTTCCTGTGCCTCCAGTACCGCCGATACCACCAGCGAATCTATCAGTACCGCCGCCGCCGCCTTTTGCAGTAATGGAATTAAACGAGGTATCTCCACCAGAACCACCAGAAGCAGAACCCAGTGTTGCTCCGCCGCCGCCGCCGCCGCCGCCGATGAACTTTGCGCGAATGACCCGGCAGTTTGCAGGAGTGGTGTAAGTGGTCCCAGTCTTTAGGTATTGTCTCGTCGGTGCTTTAGGGGAAATGTTTGATGAAACTAAGAACCAATTCGTCCCATTCGTTACAAGGGTGATTACTGCATATTGCGTTGACAGAGAATAAGTAGCAGCACCATCAAATGTCTCTGCGCTAAATGGTAGTATCGTAATAGCATTTGCGGACGCATCAATTTTCTTGAACGAAACCCTGAAGCCATTACCAACAACGGTAGGATCTGGCATCGTTACACTAAAATCTCCTGCAGTAGCGTCGAGAAGCTTTACGGTGTTTCTGTCTGCTGCAACAACAGTATAAGTTCCTGTGATAGAAGCAGTTGTGGAGTTGGTTGCTATTTTAAGTAGTCCATCGAGAGATGTAAAATTACCATTGAGTTCTCCACCCCACAAATCCTGATCTGTAGGATCGCCTACTCCTGGCAACGTAAAGTTGTAGTTGGGTGTTTGGGTGCTCATGATTTACCTATCGAATGATCTGATAATTATACAAACTTGTGTCAAGAGCAACGCCAGCAACAGTAAAACCAGTGCCGGGAGTAATGGTCAGTACGTTTGGTGCTGTCGGGCTTACTGTTCCAGCCGGTGTTTTAACCGTCAGAACAACTACGCTATCAGCTGTGATAAGCTTGTTTGCAACGGCCACGGGAGTGGCGCCATTCAAGGTCACTGTACCCGAACGACCCTTAAAGATTCTCCACATACCGCCGAGGGTTTCATTAGCCATTTTTAGTCTCCTATATAAGATTAGATTCGAGTGTTAATTTACCTGTACCGCTTTGCTTATCTGACAGTACGCCCAGATTCATGTATTCGTTATTTGATGCTCCACGGTAATATGTTTCCATCTTTTCATCTTGGCGAAGCTCGCCAGAGAGATTGGCCAAGGCCCATAATTGAATCAAGCGCGGCGCATTAATTGTGAAATCGTTTGTATCGGAAAGATTTACCAAATCTGCATAGTCTTTTAGGAGATAGCATTTCAGCGTGTAGGCTCTGTCAGGAAGTGGGAAACACTCATAAGTCGTGGACATGTAGGCATATACTTTTGGAATTCCGTAACCATTCCTTGTCCAGATTTGATTGTATTGCTCTCTTGATTTTTTAACCAAGGGCCAGCGTTCATTAGAATACTCAATAACAAATGCGCCATCGTCAGTGTCTGGGACTAGAGAGCCGGATGGAATATTTATAGTCCCGTCTTGAATCGTCAAAGTTAAATCCAATTCTTGCTGGTTAAAACCGAATCTACGGAATTTCCAATAAGAAATTGCATTATTAAGAGCTAAGGCCACATCCGATTGAGATACAGCGACGTTATTAACGTCTAGGAGGCGTTTTGATACCGCCGTCTGTAATTCACCGAATGTGGCCATTTGCTTACGCCTGTACGCCGCCGTTGAAGTAATCGCAGAGGGCTTGGATGTAAAGGATACCAGTGGAACCTGTTGTTGCTCCGTTGATCGTTGCTACAATCCAACCATTGCCAGTCGTGACATATGGAAGGTTTGTTGCTGATTCAACGAGAGGAACCGGGCCGCCTGCTGCCGCTGCTGTAGAAGCACTGACAAACAGGGTTTGGTTGTTGGTGTTGGCCACGTTGTCATCATAAACAACGCCAAGGCTAACGGTAACCGAAGTACCCAGAGCTTCAGAAAACATGTCTGTAGCGCCAGTTACCAAGGTCATGCCAGCTTGGAATGGAATGAGTCCGAAAGTCGTGGTAACCACGGTCCCCGAAGGAACCGAGATTTGGCCACGGTTTACGAACGCCGCGCCAGAACGATCAACTTTCGCTTTAAGAAAGTCTTTCGATGTGCCAGCGAAACCAGTAGGAACGTTTGTTGGGAGAGTCATTTATTTAGCTCCTATGCGTGTGCTGCTGCGTATGTTGAGATAACCATAACGCCGATATCTTCGGAGTTGCTGGCAACTGTTTTCTTCAGACCGTAGATCAAACGACCTTCGAGACCTTTGTAGTATTCGTAGTCTTTCAACTGCGAGAAATACTTCAGAGGAACATCAGAGTCACTTGGACGACCACCGAATGGTGAGGCGTAGGAAATAGCGTCCTTACCAACCATAACCGCACGACGAACCGTGGTGATTACAGCAGAGGTATCGGAACGCTGACCATAGGCTACACGGGCGGCTTCAAGGATGTTTACGTTACCGTAAGTACCAGCGATACGCATACCGTTGAACATGCCTTTTTCGAGTTCGTTACTCTTGCCGCCGGTGATTTTAGCCAGCTGGATGTTGAACCACTGAATACGACCAGTCGTGTCTTGACGAAGGTCGGTCATTTGTTCAGGAGAAACAAACAGATCGAAGGTCTGGTCATCAAGCATTGCAATTGGCTGATCAGAGGTGTTGATCTTCTCAATTGCATAATCAATCAGATCCAGGGTCATGGTATTGGCCGAGGTCAGGGATTGATCGTTTGCCACACCACCAGCGCGGATAATGCGGTTGGTCGATGGAGCTACTGGAGTATTGTGACCCTGAACGAACAGTTTGTTCGTACCTGACCAGGTGGTGCCGTTTTGAGTGTAGGACGTTGGGTTGAAACCAGCAAGATGGTTAAATACACCAGCGTCAAACAGTTCAGCATGACGTGCCGGAATCAGTTTGCGGGTACGGGATGGGAAATCTACCAGAGTACGCTGTTGTTCAATGGTGTCATCGTTTGGATTGAGAACACCAATACGAGTAACGTTCATTGCCATGGTGAAAGAACCAAGGTCAAGTGCTTCTTCGTTGCCGTCCAGAGTACCGCCCTCACCGATTGGAATGCCGGTCAGTTTGTTGGTGTAGTCATAGGTAACTTGATCGCCACGGGCTTTTTGACCCATGAATTCTTCTACGAAGTAAACGGAACCACGTTCGAACATGTGTCCGAATGCGGTGTACTGGCCCATGTTGATCCAGTCGTCTGTAGCCCATACTTTACGCGTAAGGGCGTTGGCTGATGCCATAGTTGTTGATGCCATGATAATTCCTTGTCATGTGTGAGGTTGAAAATACTTATTCTCAACTGCGACAAGGATTTTTATAAAGGGTGTTGCACCCTCTGCTCGTTCGTGAGCGACACGTTTTGCAGTGGCGATTTAACGATTCGCAACGGCTGATTACTAAGCTATCCGCTAAGCCTGTTCGTTACGTGAACGACACGTTTGAAAGATTGTGCCATAAAAAAGAAGCGATGTAAAGATATACACCGATTCTCTACCCAGAGGAGGGATTGGTTAGGCGTTTTTGATAACGCGAAGCTTTTGTTCAGGGGATAGTTTAGAGAACTCAGCATTGGTCATCTTCATGACTGTTGAACCGGTCAGCGCACCTTCACCTACACCACGGGCCGCGCCTGTACCGGCATTGCGTTGACGATTCGCCCCAACCTTTTTCAAGTCTGGTTTCAGTTCTTCAACTTCTGCTACTGGTTCTTTATAACCATATTGCTCTTTGGTCAGATGATACATTTCCTCTGCCGGATCCAGTCCTTGTGCGGCAAACTCACCCGCAATGAACAAGGCTTGTCTTGTTGTCTCAGCTGCAACTTGTTCGTCGGTGAAATGACGATTCAAGCGCTTGATTGAGGTCGAAAGCTCACGGTTAAAATGCTCCACAACGGGGTTGTAGTCAGGAGTTTTAGAGGCAAATTTGCGCTCGAATGAAGTGAATTCCTGAATTGCCGCACGTTGGAGATTCTCTTGTTCAGTTACCTGAGTAACCCGGGTTGTCTTCTGCTCAATGTTCTCAAGCTTGCGGTTTAGGTCTCGCTCCATCCATTCTACGTATCCAACCGGGTCTGTTGCTTTGTCTGGCTTCGGATCTGAGGCAGGCTTCTCTACAGCAGGCTGTTGAATTTGTGCGTTGCGAAGTTCAAGCAGCTCTTTCTCAAGTTCCTGTGCCTTGCGTCTTTCTGCTGCTGCCTCTCTGCGTAGACGCGCGTACCCTGCTGCATCTAGCTCTGGCTCTTTCTCAACAACAGGCTCCTCAGACTTTTCTTCTTCCTCTGCTAGTTCTTCAACTTCTTCCTCGACCTCCTCAACCAGTTCTTCTTCTGGTTCCTCGGTCAATTCGGCAAGCTTCTTTTTATCGTCTTCAAGTGTATCGAGTAATCCCACGGTATTCTCCTAGATAAATGTGGTTAGATGTTTACGGATGGCGGTTCATAGTCCCCTGAGGTGAGTAGGTCATTTTCAAGCCCCGTCCGTGTGGCTTCCTCAAGTGTTTTTGCAGTATTGGCGTGTTCGGTCTGCATTTTAACAGCCTCAGTCGCAGCCTTGGCTTGGTTGAGTTGTGCTTGTGAAGTAAGTACAGCAACATTCGCCTGGTTAAGCTGGCCTTGAAGCTCTTGCAATTGCGCCTGAAGCTGCTGAACCTGTGCGGCAGGAACCATGTCGTCCTTGGGTTTCAATGCCTCGACCAGTCTTTGTTTAATATCTTCATCAAGATTTGTTGAGTTTACAGATTCAGCATAGAATGCCATGGCTGCTTGTGGGTTGAACTGGATAAGGTTCTGGGCGTAGGTCCCCAGAACTTGAGCTGTTGCCTGCTGGTCCTCTGGTGTTTGCGGGGCCTCTTGGATACTCACGTCATAGTCAGGCGCAAGCTTATCCTCTGATACCTGTAGGAATTCGTCCTTGTTCTCAGCACCGGTAATCCTGACCCATTCACCGTTGTTGTTCTCTACCCAAACCCGAATTAAGTCGGCATCAAGGCGTGCAGATTCCTTCTGGAACATGGTAATGCTATCGAAGTACTTGGCCATTTTACTAATGACTTGGCGAATACGACGCTTGTAAAGAATGCCCGATTCTTCCATGTCGTTGGGATTGCCAAGGAATGAAGGATCAACACCGGCCTGAGAAATAGCAGCATCCGATAAGGTGATAATGTTCTCCAACCCAGTAGGCAACGCGCCTTGGGTTTTCTGCATGATTTTATTACCAGCGATAGCCCCGGACCTGACCTTGATTACCGCGTCAGTCTTTGCCCACTTAGATTCAAAGTCGCTAATATCCTCAACAGCATCCTCCTCAACCATAACACCGCCCTTGGAATTGGCGGCAATGGTGAACATAAGTTCAGTGAGTGCTTTGTTATAATACTTCTGTGGCTGCATCATGGAGTTAACCATGCCGTACCAGATCTTATTAGTCTGGCTAAATGTCCCGGTCTTAAATTTTACCGAGAAACCCGACTGAGAAACTGATTTAAAGCAGGTAAACTCATGCTCTCCAGAGTAAACACAGGTCTTGTATACCTTGCGCTTGAAAGAAACAGGCTCAAGAACATCGCCAAGAGCAGCCATAAGCTGCCCTTTGGTTTTCTCATCAAATACCAGTTGCTCTGCCATAGGATCAAAGGCAAATGAGTCCTGAACTGGCACCTTATCCGGGCCATTGTCCTTAATTGAAGCGGCGATAGTCTTGAGTTTCAACGCAATAAACTGAGCGTCAATCAGTTCTTCAGCAGCATAAATTGGGTTCTCGGCCTTGTAGAACGTCTCGTATTCAAACCATTGATGATTATAAACGCGGACCATATTCTGCTCTTTTGCAGACCATTCCACGTTATCAATACGTTTAATCTTATCGTATTTTCCGCCCCAAGGATTGTACTCATATCCCTGATCACCGGACTCTTCATCTCCTACTGGTTGGAAATCTTCCTCGGTTGATCCTTGGAATAGGTCAAGGGCTTGATCTAAATCATAATCGTCGTAATAATACACCCATGCCGCATCAATGAGATTCTTAGCCCTTGCGTTTGGGTCCCATCCCACTTTCATAGGATCTAGCTTGACCTTGATGATGTCACCGTTAGGAGAGGACGCGGCGTTACCGACGATATAGCTTAAATCAGTCTCAATCGCCCCGTAACCAGCGACAAGCATGTCTGAATCCTGGTCAGTCTCCAGATGATCTGCGTTGGTTCTTTCCCTGTGGAAGTCCTTCAGGGCGTTCATATACTTGGAATATACGGCTTGGTTTTGATCCTGCGTTCTCGCTACATACTTAGCTTGGCGGCGGTTCTGCGCCATAAAACCGACAACAGCATCGACATTCGATTGTACTTTATTAAAATTAACCATGGCGCGTTTGCGCTGGCCACGGTCATCAACGAACTGAATCTGTTCTTTGTATCCCATGGAGTCGCCATCATAGAATGAAAAGCAGGCTTCCGTGTTTTCGTATTGTGAGGCAAGTCCGCGCATTGAGAGTTTGCGCTGTTTGTTTATGAGTTTGATATTTTTTTCGGAATAGGCCATCTACCAGTTTTCCCAGTTGTCGGAGGTTGGTGAGGATTTCATTGCCTTCTGTACCATTCCTAGAGTTGGTTTTGGGAAAACCATAAACAATTCGCTTTCGTAAATTCTGCTGAGTGCATCTAGCATATCATCATGTCTTGCCCGTGGAAAAGTTGGCATTTCCGATACAATGATTTCTTGCACAAGATCAAACTTACGACCTTCCCCATCTATGTATATCAAACTTTGCGGAAAATACCAACGTCCGTTTTGCATGTCAGGGATAAGGCGACGAATACGCTCCTCTTTTTGCATTGATCCACCAAGCGTAACTAATGGAAAATGATAAGCATCGGTAGTCTTTTTATCTTCGATGTAATGGGTGTCAGTCATCATCCCATACTTTTCATAGCCAACCTTTGGAGGTTTGCCACACAATGCGTTCCACTTGCGATGGAGCATGAACAGGGTGTTGATACGTTCCGTAGGGTTGAGTCTGTCCCTGATTACATCGAGCAAATAATAGTTATTGTCAGGAGCAAGACCTACGACCATGTATGCGGTCCAGTCAGATAGCTTGCGTTTCTTCTTATTGATCTCATCACCACCAGCGGGATCTACCAGAATGACAACATTCATTTCCTTTGGCTTGATTGACCCAGATGCATAGTACTGCACCCATTCTGGCAGCAATTCTCCGCCGCCAACTGGCACAGGTTCTTGCATGTACTGACCGGCAAAGTGGTATTCACCAAGGTTTGTTCTAAGCTCACTCAGTGCCGCCTCATCAAGACGCGGCGTAAGGTATTCCCCTTCCTGCATTTCCCAGTGCTTATTACCAAGGACAATGTGGATAGTCTTTGTGGCCCTAGCAGGAAGCTTGAGGTGATAGAACCCACCATCTTTTAACAGATCGCCAGTTGGATCAGCGTCATGCAATCTCTGCATAACCATAATCATTTTACCGTCAGAGTATTTGTTCCAACGGCTGAATAGCGTGGAGCGAATCTCGTTGATTGCGCCAAGGCGGATAGTGTCTGACACAGCTTCTTTTGGGTTGATAGGGTCGTCGATCAAAAGCGTCTTACAGCCGAAGCCAGTAATTGTCCCACCGATACCAGTACCCTTGTATTGCCCATTCTGTGTAGTGGTGAAGAAGTCTTTCTGGTTGTTGTCTTTTGATATCCCAACAGCAGGGAATAGTTCTTTGTACCATTCAGACTGAATAATCTGGCGGCACTTCATAACATTACGTTCAGCTAATGTATGTGCATAGGAAGCGCCAATGAACTGGTGTGATGGGTCTTTTCCCATTTCCCACGCCGGGTAGATCTGCGCAACGTGTACAGATTTCAAACAGCGAGGAGGCTCGTTAATGATTAATTTCTTAATCTCCCCATCATGCACAGCTTGCAAGTGTTCAGACACACAACCGATATTCCAGTTGTATTCAAACACCGTACCAGGCTCGATGATGTTGAAAGCTTTGGAGGCGAATGAGTCGAAGTGTTCTCTACAGATTGCCTGTAGTAGCCGCTTCTCATCTGTCATGCCATAATCTTCTGCGCACAGCCCAATAGAACCCGGAGAGGCATACGAAGCGTCCCTGAATCCTCACGCTTACCCCAGCGCATTGTCCAGTCGTCAGTATCAGTAAACTCAAGATGCAGGCCGCGATTGATAAACGGCTGGAGCAATTCCATGGCCTTGTCCCTGTCGCTGACCTTGCTAGGCGGCTTGGTCATTAGGGTTGCATTGTACATTGGTGCGGGAATAGGCTCAGGCTTTGGAGCGACTAGCGTTTGCTGCTTTAACTCAATCGCCTGAATTAATTGTATATCAGTCTTACTGAATATATCAGGGACATCGAACGACTGCGCGATGCCCCTGAGGTCTGTTAGTGATTTCTTATTGAGGTCAGACATTTACACCATGATAATGTTGTCGGCATGGCCTTTGTAGGTTCCATCGCCCTTTTCACCAATCAAAGCCCGCTTACCACGAGAAACGGATTCGGCTTTCATCTTGATGATACGCAAAGGAATGGAGAGATTACCTGAGTCCTCTGCTCCACGGCATTTAAAATTCCAGGTGTTATCCTCACGGTAGATAGCTTCGAATCCAGGCTTAGCCAGGTAAGCTGCGATAGCCTCATTGACAACTTCAGGCGTGTTAACATGCACTGGCTCGACCGGAGACTCGGCAACATGCTTCATTGCATCATTCTGGAATGCCTGAGGCTGTTGATTGATCTGCATCAGGATTGTCTCAAGTTTGGCATTGTGATGAACCTTAATACCTAGCTTGGTAGCAAGCTCTACTGCCTCTGCCCTATCCATTAAGCGGCCTCAGACTGTTCGTGAGCCTCTGGTACGTAGACATATCTGGACCATTCGCCAGCAAGATCGGTCACTTCTTTAGCATTGAGTACAGAATCTTTGCCATTACCTTTTTTGAGCGAATTAATAGCACGATCAATAGCCCAAGAACGGCAATCCTGTGCTTCAACGCCCTCGGCAATAGTAAACTCAATCAAAGCATTAGCTACTGAAATTACATCTTTAGGCAATGCATTAGTCTCAATTGCACGATCAATTGCCCATGCTTTGACTTGTTCTGAAACTTGTTGTTCTGTTTTCATTATCTTCTCCTAGATTGTTAGCTGGGGCAGTGATTCACTTCCCGCCCCAGCATTGAGATTGTAACTTAAGTCAGGTTGCCTAGCAACCCTTCTTGCCTTTAGGCGGAATTGGTTTCTTTGTTCCGACATTAGCCATGGTTGGCTTGGCTGGTTTAGGTGGGGTCTTTTTCATTTCTTTTCCTTAAGGTAGCGGTTGATAATTTCTTTGTCTTCTGCTGGAATAGCGGTTTCGGTCTTGATTGGTCCACCATCGGCTCCGGTTAATTCGGTCGGGATTAGTTTCGTAACGAGCTTGTAAAAATCAGTCTGGTTATCCCGTCCCCATGCAATCAATGCCTCAGGTCCGCCCATCTCGTCAAATGCAATCTTGAAGGCTTCTTTGATTGAAGCAGTAACTTTATTAGGAGAACCTTTGGGCCTGCCGCGCCTAGTTTCCATAGGTGGTGGTGTTGGATTGTTTCCCATTATCGTAGATTATTATATTCCGTAACGTTAATCAAGTGTTAACCCATCCAATGTTAAACTTAACCATGCTCACCACACAAGCCTACATTGACGAACAAAAGCTAATCGCCCTCATTGATCGGTGGATTGAGGAGAATTATCCGTAATATCTCCTAGTTCTGAATAGCCATTGTGAACATTAACAACCCGATATTGAACAAGCTTCTTTGGTTTCATAGTTATCAATTGCCAGAATGTACGGCGTACATAGCAACCTGATATCGTGCAATAATCACCAACTTCTAGCCAATCATTGTGTAAAATCATCACTCGCTCCTTTCAGATGGTGTTTGGGGTGGTGCGGGGATAAACTCAGGCCTCCAATGTGTCGGAGTGAACTTTTCATGTCTATGACATCTCCACCACTCTCCATCGGCATTTCTCAAAATTGGAGGATTGTAAAGTTTTTCATTCCACGTCCACACGTTCCCAATATCAGGGCAGTCATCAATAGTCCTCCACCCGTCATCCGCTCGGGTTTCTGACAGATCGGCACTATACCTTTTGTACGGCTCTCCATTAATAAAAACGCAATCGGTCAAACGTGTGGTAACTGTGATATCGAGAACATCGACTGTAGGCTCATCCGGCAGTTCATTTTTCATGGGTTTTCTCCAAATATGGCTGCAAACTTTCATATAAATATCGGCAGTTATAGCCCATTGCGTTGACTTTCTCATAAAGTGAACCTGGTCCGCTGAACGGTATTTCTCCAGCAGCGCAAGATTTGTATAAATCTTCAAGTCCAGTTTTGTGGACCACAACTATTGCAGGAGGCTGATCATCCGCTTTGTTCTCACTGGTCATTTCGCTGTCCTCGCTATCTGAATTAATAAATCTCTAAATGCTTCAGGGGTGCCTATCCTGGCTGAACTGTCTTTCCCGCCGCCCTTAAAAGCCAATTCACCCGCCTTCTTGCAATAATCAATTCCATATTTCTCTATCGCCCAGTCTGGTATTCTATGCGGTCCGTGACCCCAATCTAATTCTGGCAATTCACATCTAACAGCATAAAGCCAGGTCGGTTTACGGGCATAGTGCCCATATCTCCCCTGTTCAACACAGCATGTATAGCCAAACTCATCGGCCCTGATCCATCCACCTTTTCTTGGTGGTTTTGCCAGTCCGAAATGTTCCCATGCGTGGCTGCGCTCAGGATGCTCCAGAATACCGCCGAATTTCCTGACAGACTCCAGAGCATGTTTAAAACACCCTCCATCATCTCCCTTGATTTTACGCTCACCAGTGCGTTTTACCCAGAGAGGCTGACCCATCCACATCTTCCCCCATCTCTGGCATGGTGGATGAGCTATGACCGAATGGGGGCCATCGTATAACCTGGCATCCCTGGCTTCGTCCCAAGGATCTATTCCATCGAGGTCGTAATAGCTGCCATTGGTTTCGACGTAGAGCGCGGCGATTGTGCGCATAACAAAAAACCTCAAATCAGTAGACACATTCCATTGCCCGGAACGCATCTACAAACTTGAGGTCTATACCGAGGGCAATTCGGTTCATCCATCCTACCCCAATCAACCAGGGTGTCAAGGAATTAGTTGGACAGATCGAGGCTTATATCTGCAGATCATCCTCGTTTAAATTCGTGGCTTCCTATTATCAAAACCACTGGGCTTTCAACCAACGGTAACCGTCTGTCCATGAGAAAGAACCGAAGCTCTGTGGTGCCGTGTGACGGGACATCCGGGCGAAACGATTCTTTCACAAAGAAAAACAAAAGACATGGCCGGGCTTGATACCGACTTAGAATTGATTCTTTACGACTTGGCCTCCAAGATCATCAAAGCGCTTTGGATCTTATACAGCCCTAACCTTTGCGTAACCAGATTGCACTTCCTTCAGTGCGGCATGTCTCAAGTATTATACCCCAAAACAAAATAGTTTCAAGTATATTTGCGCGCGCCGTTAAAACAAAACAAGGTCAACCATTTCTGAGTGACCTTGTTCGAAAGCGGTCAGAGTACTTTTGAAAACCCCTAGCCTAATCTCATTACACCACACCTTCGGCTCTGTGGCAAGTCACCAAAACTTCCACCACGGTTTCTTATATGGAATTATCGGTAAATTCTTGCATCTCCGCCCCATTTGACACCGAACTGACCAGCAAAGATATGGATCTTCGCTCATTCTTTCCACCCATGGATGATTGTTTTAAGCATCGGTTGGTTCTCCTGTCTGGTGTTTTTGATGGTTGGTCATTCTGTTTATTGATATTTCATAATATTCTTTACTTATTTCACATCCTATAAATTCTCTATTTAATTTACTAGCGCAAACAGCTGTTGTGCCTGACCCTGAAAATGGATCAAAAACAACATCCCTCTCATTAGACCAAGAAATTATATGATCCTCTACCAATGCCTCTGGAAACTGCGCTGGATGACATCTTTTTGAATTAGACATTTCGGTGTTTTGTTTCCAGATATTAAACCTTTGCCCAAACTCAGGAATTTTTTTGCCTTTTGATGAAATTGGCTTTGTGGTTCCGTCTGGATTTCTAATTGTTCCATGCTTCTCTCTGCCAAAGCTTTTATTCTGTCGATCTTTAATCGGATTAAATGTTTTTGGCTTCCCCTTGGAAAATACAAACATATATTCAAAAACTTGAGCATACCGCGTTTTCAGTGCGCCGGTGGCAGTTGAAGCTTGCTTTTCCCATATCATTGTGTCGTGAATATTAAATCCTATTTCCTTAAAATATAAAGCTTGCCTAAAAGATGTGCCGGACTCAGATCCATTTATAGTTTGATCATTAACAATCCAAACAACCACACCGCCATCTTTTGTAATTCTAAATAACTGCTTTGCAGTTTGCTCAAAGTTAAACTCATACCCGTTGTAGTCCCTTAAATTATCATAAGGAGGACTAGTAATTGTTAAATCAATAATACAATCGTCCTGAGATTTCATGTAATCCACGCAATCAATATTATAGATCACTCTCTTCTCTCCTTCGTTGTCTTGGGGTGTTATAGTTTATTTACAATAATCGGAATGGCAACTTCATTCCAAATAACTCTTTTTTACTCGAATTTTAGGCTTGACATCCATGGAATGTCAGGTGCAGAATGCAAGCATTCTGTCACCCTCTGCCATTCCACGAATGCAGGAATGTCCGCCGAATGCATTCCAGTTTCATTCCGCCATTCCTGTGCCATTCCTATCATTCCTGAAGCCATAAACGTTGACCGTTAAAGTTGATTTTACCCAGCTTTTGAAGCCCGATTCTGGCTGTCTGTGTGGCGGATTTAATTTGCATAGCAGTGGTTTTATTTTCCGTAGCCATGAGTTCTTTATAGCCTTTGTTGTCCAAGGCGTCCTTAAGTTCATCATAGGTTACGGTATTCACTGGCGGCGAATCAGGGTAAACAACCTTCATCTGACCATGCTCAATCAGGGCCTCGACAAGAGCCTTGTAAACAAATTCCTGGGCAGCTGTCATGGTGACTTCACGTTTCTTTTTAACAATCTCGGCCGGAACAACCACGCAAGACGATACATCTTTACCCCGCTTATTGGTCCCCAGCTTGACCGCCTTAAGGCTAAAACTCATATCTTCGATCATCTCCATTTCCCGCTGCTTGACGATCTTAATAAGGCTGGGGCTTTCGGTATCCGGCCGGGAAATCTCAATCTCTGTGTCGACGGCCGCGCGCAAGGAACTGTGGCCGCGCGCCCCTTTCAAATCGTCTTTACCGGAGTGGTGAATAAAAGAGATATGCGCGCCAGTAATGGCCCGTAGCTTGTCGGCCGAGATAATAAGCTGTCCCATGTCCATGCTGCTGTTTTCGTCGCCGCCTGAGATGGCGCGCGCAAGGGTATCAATGACGATCAGCCGGACATTCCCAAGGCGCTCCTTGGCCTCGGTTACGGCCTGTACAAGAGCTTTCATATCCCCATTGGCATCGAGGAAATTAACTGCGCTTGGAATAATGGCCAGCGGTATGTTTTCCTTAATCTGGTAATGCTCTTTAAACGCCACAATCCTGTTGCGAGTGCCGTGACCGCCTTCCAGCGCCGCATAGATAACGCCGCCTTGTTCAACTTCCTTGTTGCGCCAAGTCGTACCAAGAGCAACGTGCATGGCCAGATCCAACATAAAGAAGGTTTTTCCGCAGTTTGAAGCCCCATAGATAACGCTGAATTCATTGTCCCTGAGAATGTCTTCAACAAAGTCGCTGGTATCGCAAACGGGCGTTACATCGTCGGCAAAGAGCAATGGCAGGGCAGTGTGCTTGGTGCTTAGAATTTGCCCAATGACAGCGCCTTCGCCTTCACGCTGGTATAGGTCGTTAAAGTCAGTTGGCTCCCCTTCAAGGGTCTTAAATATGGGGTAAACAACGCTGGAATTAGAAAGGCTGGAAACAATAGCGCGCGCAGCGGTTAATCCTGGGTTTCCAGCGGTGTATTGGTCATTGTCAGCACAGATAACGATAGGGCTGGAATAGACGCTCCTGAGGGCTGTGGAGACCGAGGCAAGGTTATTACAGTCAATGGCCACAAAGACGCATCCGCCCGTGGCCTCATGAATACTGGCCCCCGTTGCAAACCCTTCACAGACATAGAGAATTTCCGTTAATTCCCCAATCTGGTGAAAGTGGCCCTTCTTGGAGCCGCCAGAAAGAAGTCGCTTCTGACCATCGGGAAGGATTCTTTGGTAGGTCTTGATATTGCCCTGAATATCCTGGATAGGGATTATTAACTCATCACCATTTTGAAGGGCCTTGTGAGGCTTAATTCCTTTAGCCACCAGATAAGGGTGATTCGGGTTTGCCGGGGAATATGTGTCGGCCGCTTCCGTGGCTTTCTCGGCCGCCTCTTGTTTCATCAGGTCAGCCTTAAGCAAAGCCTCCTGCTGACGCTGCTTAACCATGAGGTTTTGCTGTGGTGTGATTGTCTCGGCCGTGTGGCTGCAAAAGCTGTGTGATTCGCCACGGTTCCATGAACCATAGGCCCCAAACCAAACGCCATGCGCTTCATCCAAGCTATACCAGCCGCCTGTTTTATTTCGCTTTGTGGTGAGGTTATCAGGTACGCGGTGGATTGTACCGTTCGCTATGACATCGCGCATTTCCAGACCGAACTGGCTGGCTGCGTCTATAAATAATTGAAGCCCGTCGATTTCGACTTTAGCTGGCTTGTATTTGGCAACATTGACCATTTTTTAACTTTCCCCTGATTAAATGTGGCGAGGTCAACCTCTCAGGGGAGAAAGGCAACCCCGCCACGTTGATCACTGTGGCACAGAAAAAAAAATATGCAAGAACGAAAAAAGTCTCTTTACAGGTCTTCCACCGTGTTCTATAAGTTACATCAACGCTAACCAAACATCAGGGGAAACTAGATGGATTTAATGAACCTACAAGCAGATGTAACGACCAAGCCGCCGCGCCTGGTTGTTTACGGTCCGCAAGGCGAGGGTAAAACAACCTTCGCATCACAATCTCCCTCAGTCATTTTCATGGATATTGAAGATGGCCTTCATGGGATCAAATCAGTAAAACAACGCGTTCAACTTTGGCCAGAAGTTCTGGAAATGGTTACTGCGCTTCATGAGCAAGACCATAAATTCAAGACTTTGGCGGTTGATACCCTCGATTGGCTAGAAAGCATTATTCATGCGGACGTATGTCTGAATAATAACGTCAAGTCAGTTGGTGATATTGCCTATGGGCGCGGATACGAACAGGCACTTGATTATTGGAAAGTATTCTTAAAAGGAATGACAAGCCTTCGTGATGTTAAGGGGATGACTATCATTCTTTTAGCTCATGACAAGATCAAGCGTTTCGACGATCCGATGACCGATGGCTATGACCGTTACCAGTTAAAGCTTCACGACAAGGCAGGGGCATTGGTTCAGGAATGGGCTGATGGCGTGTTTTTCATGAAATCCAAGACTTACATCAAAACCGAAAAAACCGGATTTAAAGAAGTGAACAAAGGCATTGATGGAGGGGTTTATATCCATACTACGGAAACACCGGCTTATCAGGCTAAACACCGTACTGCTTTGGCTTTGCCGCCAGAGTTTAAGATTTCCAAAGAAAACTCATGGGGTGATTTTATTGCCGCCATGGGGAAAATTTAACTTAACCTAAAGGAGACTAAAAATGGTTGCACTACCTTCTACATACGTTCCTACACAAGTTGAAGCTGCTACAGGCGGCGGGTCTAAAGTACCTCCTGGAAAATATCGCTGCGTTGTTTTGGGCGGTGAAGAAAAAGAAAACAAAAACAAGGACGGTTCCTATGTGGAAATGTCTTACCAGGTTCTGGAAGGCTCAAGCAAAGGCGAATTCATCGTTGAGCGTTTTAACTTTAACAACAAAAGCAAACAGGCCGTAGACATTGCTTTCAGCCAATTCAAGCAACTTGCTGAAGCCTGTGCGAAACCAGGGACAATGGATACAGATGATCTGAAGAACTGCATCATTGTTGTTACTTGGGGTCCGCAAAGAGATCCTAAGTATAATGAGGTCAAGAAACGCGAACCAGCAGGTGCAAGCCTTGATGGTTATGTTGCTCCATCTGTTACTGCTTCCCCTGCTGCAAGCGCAGCTACGGGCGGCACAGATGGTAAACCAGCTTGGGCCTCATAAATGACAAATATCTATCTCGATATTGAAACCATTCCTTCCCAACTTCCTTGGGTAAGTGAATATGTAGCTGCCGGGGTTAAACCCCCCGGCACTATTAAGAAAGCCGAAAGCATTGCGAAATGGCATGAGGAATCAAAGCCTGACGCTGTGCAAGAGGCCATGGATAAGTGCAGCTTTGATGGGGCGCTTAACCATATTATTTGCATCGGTGTTGCGATTGATGATGAGCCAGCGAAAACTATTGTAGCGAATACAATTGACCAGGAACCGGTGTTGTTGAATGAGTTCTACGGACTTATTAAATCTCATGCCCTTGGTGCAGTATATATTGGCCACAATATTTCCGGGTTTGATCTAAAGGTTATTAAGCAACGTTCCATGGTTTTGGGTGTTAAACCTGCCGCCATGATTCCGTTCGATGCAAAGCCATGGGAAAAGAACCCATACGACACTATGGTTCAATGGGACGCAAAGAACAGCGCCAAGCTTGACAAAATTGCCAGAGCCTTTGGGATTAAAGGCAAAGGCGATGTTGATGGATCTGACGTTTACCAGATGTGGAAAGACGGAAATTTTTCCGAGATTGCTCAATATTGCCGTGAAGATGTTGAGATGACACGTTCTGTTTATAAAAAGATGCAATGGATTGGCAATTGAAAAAAGAACTCTCTGACATTGGCAAAGCACTTGACGATAAGGCCACTTTACCTTGGTGGATTGTCGATGAATATGTCGGGTTGCTGCGCCAATGTCATGAGAAGCTTTTGAAAATGAAACCAAAGAAATCTTGTCAGAATTGCAAACATTTTACTCTTGCGAAATGCGCTCTTGTCGATGCTGTTCCGCCAGATGAAATCAAGGCCAAAGGCTGTGAGAAATTCTACGATAACCTCAAGGACTTTTTAGGATGAGCATGTTGTACAAAGTAAACCATAATGAATGGTCTAAAATTGCCGTTGTATGCAATTCCGAAGGCGGAATGAGCGTTCAGGAATACGATGAATTTATGCTGATATTGTCATGTGTGAGAGATCGGCTAAGATGGTTAGCAGAACAAAAGGGGTGCATGTCTTGCATGTTCTGGAACCGTGGATGTGAGAAAGCGAACTTTGCTTTTCCACCTGAAGCTGTTCAAAAGACTGGTTGTGAATTATACGAAAATCGCCATGTAATCCCCTATTGAGGTTCAAATGAAACAAGGACTAACTGAAAAACAATATGAAATGCTGAACTGGATTAGAAAGTTTATCCAGGATAATGGCTGGTCGCCAAGTACAGAACAGATTGCCAATGCAATGGAAGTTTCACAGTCTTCGGCAGGCGATATGATTAACCGAATTGTCGAGCGCGGGCATTTGAGTAAAGACGGGCCAAGAACTTTAACAGTAATCGACTAAATGGACCTAAAATTCAACCAACAGAAACGATAAAGGAAAACAAAATGTACTCTTTTCACAATGACCAAGCAGTAAAAACCAAATACGTTAACCGCGTTACGGCGCATGAAAAAGCAGATGCAATTATCCGTGGCACTGGCTGGGATGGTAAGAAAGGTTGCGCTGTTGGCTGCACTTTGGAAAACTATGAACATTCTCAATATCCAATCGAACTTGGTGTTCCAGAATGGCTTGCCAGAGTTGAGGATACTTTGTTTGAAGGCATGACAGAAGAAAAGTCTAAAACATGGCCGCGTATATTCTTGGAATCTATTCCGGTCGGTGTTTCAGAAGATGATTTTGAAACTAAAGTTAAGGCTAAATTTTTACTGGTTGTGTTGCGTTCTGCACTTACCACATTTGACCAAGAAAAATATCCATACGTTAAAGACGCTATCGATGGATCTATCGCCCTTTGGTCCCGTGATGATATTAATTCAGCAGCGTGGTCGGCAGCGTGGTCGGCAGCGGAGTCG